GGCTGTTTTTGCCCCTTCTTCTGCGACGGGGCCGCAGCTGTTCGAATCCACCCGCCTAGCCTCCGGGAAGGTTATTACAAAACAGAAACTCCAGTACCCGGTTCGGATACTGGAGTTCTTGGTGGGCGCGGGTGGATTCGAACAAGCTCAACTATCACAATTCGCTGGATGCGCTTTGAAATTGTGATGGATTCATGCGCATTTTTTGAATTTCACCAAAAATCAATTATCGGCTATCACAACCATTTAGGAACAAAAACGGGTTACAAAGTGGGTTGTTTTGCACGCGGAGAATACTCTGCAAGAGCATCTGAAACGGCCATTGCTGCCGTGTCAGCCCTGCCGTCAACAGCATGGCTGTACCAGCCGTAAGTATCCATACTTTTGCTGTGTCCTACCATGCGGCGCAGTTCTGCCGGGGACACAGCATCCTCGATGACGCTCACAAAGGTGTGCCGCAGCTCATACAGGCTGACCGGCGGGTCAATGCCGTTGCTGCGCTGGTAGAACTGCCAGTAGTTATAGAGGCTGTGCTCATTCTCCAACAGGAAGATTGGATCATCTCCCCGAAGAGGCCGTCCCTCTTCAAAGGCCCGCTGCTGCAGCTGAGCGTGGAGTTCCGCAGCCGCCAGCGGATGCAGGACCACCGTGCGGATAGCGTTTTCGTTCTTGCCGTGCGTTTCCTCATCAAAGGTATTGATGGCCCGGGCAAGATGCAGCCGGTTGCCCTCCATGTCGCCCACGCGCAGCCCCAGCAGCTCCCCGGGGCGCAGGCCAGTCAGGACCGCAAAGCGGTAGGCATGGATATTGGCATCCTGTTCAACCTTGCCACGGACGATGCGCGTATCCGTGGAAAGCAGGACCCGCAGCGCGTCCGGCTGAAGGATCTTTCGGCCCTTTGGACGTGCTCCCCTGGGTACTGTGAGACCCTCGTCCTCTGGCCGCAGGGCGGTGTATTTGTGCTGCCTTGCCCATTTCACAAAGCTGACTTCAACCGCCCGGATTCCCTGTAATGTTTTCTTAGAGAGGTTTCCCCTGCTCTTTCGAGTGGCCTGCGGGTTCATGCTGCCTTCTTTGTATGCCCGATTCAGCACGTCCTGCAGCATTCCCGTGTTCAGGTCTCCGATGCGCCGCTCTCCAATGATTGGCAGGATGTAGTTCTGTCCGAACTTCTCCACCTGCTGGGCATAGCTTGTGCCGGCGGTGGCCCGCACCGAGATCAGATACTCGTTCCAAACCTCCAAGCAGCGCTTGGTGGTGCTGCAAATGCCCTCATCCAGCCAGGCATCTGCTTTTGCATTTGCTTCCCGCTGGCCGGTACGGCCCGGCTTTGCGCTGGTGAACGTCTTGCGCACCCCGTCCTTCTGCACCTTGATCTGCCAACGGTTCTGGTTCGGCAGCCACTGGGCGGTGTTGGTTCGCATTCCCATAAAAAATACCTCCTTTGGGGTACACTTTGACAAGCCCGCCCAAAAGAGGTATAATCGCAATGTCGAGTGTGCGATGCCCTCTTCTGGGTGAGCCGCTTATCTGAACTCCCTCGGTGTTGGTAGCACCGGGGGAGTTTTTTTATTTACAATCAGTTGTTCGTACGGTAGATAACCTCCAAGCCCTGATTCGGGTGATAAGACCAGGTAACTGTCACATCATCAAAGCTTTCCTTCTGGCGGCCATCAATTGCTCGTGTATTTGCCATTTCTTTATAAAGCCATTCTGGCAATCCAAGTGCTTTGTTGGTCAGTTTTACATGCTCCAAGCCAGTTTCATTAAAGATAATCGAGCCGCCTTTCATGTTAAGCGGATTATTATCAATCGTCATATAGGAACCATCTTCAGCAACTGAAACCGTTACGTCATTATAAAGATCATAAAACAGTTTAAAATCCGGTGCCATTCCCTTCTTATAGAAAGTTGGTGCTATATCCTCATCCAGAGATATGAGAGTTTCCTTTCCATCTTCATTTACAACCTTCCAAGTTGCCAGAATAACAGGTGCACCATCATCGGCGAACCGTTGAACTTCTCCCTTAAATGTAACGTCCTGATCATTGAATACGTTCTTGTAATAGTCGTATAGACTTTCTTTTACAGCCGCATACACACGCTGCCCATTTTCCACAACGGAAAAGCACTTATAGTTTGTATTTGTTTTTTCAACCGAGTATGTAAAATAATATCCGAAGTCCGTATGGCCTGAATAGGCCACATAATCGCCTGTTTTGTACTGCACTCCCTCTGCAAATGCAGACATTGCAAGTACAAAACAAAGTACCACCATCAACGCCATTGAAACTATTTTCTTTTTCATACAAAAGGCCTCCTATGTTTGTTTATATTTCCGTCAGCGCGTATAATTCTGCGCTGCACTCGTCGAGCTTCGTTTTAGCATTATCGCTCATATATGACAGATATGGTTCAAATGCCCGATGATATTTTATTGCCCAGTTCTGCTTTGCTTTGGGCGATTTTAAACTTTCTATTTTGTTCCGGTATTTTTCTTGTGTACGCTGGACAATTTCATTAACGGCTTCTTCTCGAAACGTCAAATCCAGATATTTTTCCAACGAGGAAGTTGTAGTTACTTTCACGCCATACTTTTTACAATCTTCCAGCTGTATTAAACGGCCAACACAAAAATCATACCGCATAAAGAACACCGACGGTTCTGTGGTAGAGGAAAGAATCTTAGCACTTTCCTGAGCCTGTTTAAGAAATTGCGGTGCTAATATTTGAGCGTTCATGCGAGAATCAACCAAATCCATCGGGCCCATCCATTCGGGGTTCGGGGAATACCTGGACGGCTCTTCCGCCGCATCCATTGCCATCTTTCCGACTACCTTTGTAGCCTTTTTCAGCCAACCAAAAACGCCCATGCGGTACCTCCAACATCAGATATCCCGGCAGAGCCCCACGGCCTTGCCTTCAATGACAACGGCATTCATATCTTCCCGGCTGAGAATGATGCTGCTGAAAGCCGGATTCTCCGGCCGCAGTTCAATGAAGTTCTCGTGCAGATAGACATGCTTCAGGGTGGCCTCTTCCCCGATCCGCACAGCAGCGATCTCGCCATTCTCCACCTCTGGCTGACTGCGAATCGCCACCAGATCACCATCGTGGATGCGGGGTTCCATGCTGTCACCCTTGCAGGTCAGTGTAAAGGTGGAGTGCCAGCGGGAAGGCACGCACACCATTTGCTCGATGTTCTCTTCTGCTGTGATGGGCGTACCGCAGGCGATCCGCCCTACAAGCGGCACCACATCCATGGCTGGCATCGGCTCAAAGCCCGGCGGAACAGTAGGTTCTTTGGATGCAGCCGGGGCGGGCTGCTCCTCCCAGCCCATCAGGTAGGCAGGGGTGGTTTCCAGCGCATCCGCAAATGCTGCAATCTTAGATTGCGGAATGTCTGCCTTTCCATTTTCAATTTTACTTATAGATGATTTATCCTTATAGCCCATCTTATGGGCCAATTCCTCAACTGTTAAGCCAAGCTCCGTGCGGCGGCTTTTAATTCTGTCGTATAGAGTTGCCATAAAATCACCAACCTTCGCTCTTATCTTATCATATAGTGGAATGATATTCAAGTATTTTTTGCTTTTTTCTCAAAAAAGGTTGACTTTGTTTCCACTCAGTGATATCATACAGGAAGTGGAACATAATTCCACTTGAGAGGAGGTGAAAACAATGACCGATACCACTACGCTTCGTTCCATCATTGCCAACTCCGGGCTGAAGTATAAAGCCATTGCGGAGATTATGGGCCTTACACCGTATTCTTTGCAGATGAAGATTGACAATGAAACCGAGTTTAAGGCGAGCGAAATCGACACTCTTGCCAACACTCTCGGCATGGACATGCAGCAGCGTGATGCCATCTTTTTTTGCAAGAAAAGTGGAATTTAATTACACTTTTCAGTTTTAGTTTAGGAGGTGAACAACGTGAATGACAACAAAAAGCCCAGCGAACCTGTGAAAGAGGCACGCTGGGCACAGGAGATTCACCTTTCACAGCTGGACGACCGCATTCTCTGCCAAATAGATGAAACGGTTATCCAGAATGTGAAAGCCTACTCGTTCGCTCAATCCAGCAACGGGAAAGCGCTGCTAAACTTGAGCATTGAGATCAATGCGGAAGTTGTGTCAACCACGATACAAGCGCAGAGGCAATCGCACTTGTAACCCATGAATGCCGTTCCATCGTTTCCGAAAACTTGGACAGCAACCCCTTCTGTGGAGGGATTTGCTCATTCACAATCATTTCAACAAGATCAACTAACTTCTGGACTTGCTCTTTGTCCGGTGAATTTTCAGCTTCTGCCCTTTCCCGCAGTTCCTGAAAATTCGTCTGGTAGTTGATGGTCGCTGTATTGGCTGTTCCAATTACAGAACCGTAAGCTGTACCGATATTATAAATATTACTCTGACGCTGTTCGGTTTCTTTTCGCTTTTTCTCGACTTCGGTCATATAGAACGCTTTTATTTCTTCCTGCTGCTTTTGGAAGAACGATGCCTGCGTTTCCGTGACATAAAGCCGTTCATTGGCCGGAGTGATAATAACATCGTCTATCTTAATATCGGTTTTTGGGCGAAATCCAACGTACTGACGGTTCGTTGCCGTTTCTCGGTTTGGCAAACCTGGAACGGTCGCAATAATTTCACCATCTCGCTCAATTTGCATATCCAAACCTTGCATCTCTAAAAAGCTCTCAAAAATCATTTTATCACCTCCTTTCCTGTTTCAGTATAGCACGGGAAGGGAGCCATCAGCAAGGAGGTGAGCAACGTGAAAAAGCCTTATCTCAAAATCAGTCGTCTGGCAGAAGACCAGGATCTCAACCAGGGCGCACTTGCGGCCCTGATTGGGGTAAGCTCCAACACGATGACCGCACGGCTCAAGGGGACACAACCTTGGAGGAGTGACGAGATCGTCATCATCTGCAGAGCACTACACATCCCGCAAGAAAAAATCGGGGAGTATTTCTTCCCGGCAATCGCAAAGGAGGAAAAGACCGCATGAAACCTTACACCCTTGCATCCGAGCGGGCCGCAGCGCCCACTGGATGCGCGTACATCGCACCGCTGTTTTGGAACAAGTGGTTCCGTTGGAGCGGTAGTCAGGCATCTGGCTGCTACCAGCTGGGCGGACAAATCAAGGATGAAAGCCACACCGGGCTGCAGATTTTTGCTGATGGCGAATGGCACCCGGTCATCGGATGGGCATTGGACGACTGCAGACCAGCAGTCAATTGTCTTCAGGAGGTAGGAGCATGAATATCAGCCCGAACGCTCAGTTAAAAATCCAGCTGGGGAAGGATGGGAACCCCAAGATTTATGCCTGCGGTACAGAGATGGAACAGAAAGCCCTTTGCGCCGCTCTGATTGCCGGGATTTGCATAGATCAAAGAAATCCGGAAGCATTGCTCAGCATAGTGACTACTGCCGCAGACCTCATGGACAGAATGGAGGAATCCCCCAATGAAGATTAAATCCCGCGTCTGGTACTGGCTGGCTGCTGCCAGCGGTACCGCAAGTCTGCTGTACGGCATGGGCATCGAAGGCGGTGCACAGCTGGGCAGCTCCATCTCTGACAGCCAGTTCGTCACGGCCCTGTGCCTGGTTCTGGCAGCGGTAGCGTTCCTGCGGCTGGGCTTTGCCGCCCAGGATCGTGAGCAGAACGCCCGCCGCTATGGCCGCGTTGACCGCACCCACGCCCGCACCGAAGAGCCGGACTACCGGCAGAACCGGAGGGGCGCATGAAAAGCAAATGAGCCCGCCCGTGCTGGTAACACGGACGAGCCCAAAGGGTGATGGAATTCACAAGCCCCATCACCCTTGATGATATCACATCAGAAAGGATTTTACAAATGAAAGGTATTTTAGCCGAACCGGGCAAGGCCCCGGTGATCGCGTCCCTGCCCGACAGCCTGTGGGCCATTGAGAACCGGCTGGGAACTCCCTGCGAGATGATCGTGATGCCCCGCACCCCGGCGGTGCTGTTCGTGGGCCGGTACGATGGCCACATCCAGCCCGCCAGTCTGCTCAACCGGAAGTACCGGGACCGCCAGCTTTACGGGCCCATCCTCTGCTACGGCTGGAAGGGCAACAACATCCAGCCCATGAACAAGGATGTACAGACCGAGATGCTGGACCGCCTGAAGGGCATGGAGGTGAGAGTTTGACCACCTATATCTGCAAATGCGGACGGCGAGTGAAGAAATCCACCGATGCCAGTACCACTGGAAACCGCCTATCTGGTTACGCACCCGGCCATGAGTGCTGGGGATGCCCCTATGCCATGCCATACGGAGACTTTCAATGGGATGAAAGTGCTAGAACTGTCAGCCGGGAGACTCGGGGCTACGAGTGCCGGATGAGCAAGACCCTCACTTATGCGTCAGAGTTCGCTGGCTCTATCAAAGATAAATGCACCTGTCGAGTGCATAGTCTGGACTTCGACTTTCTGTCTCAGGTCTCCGCATGGATCAAAGACACTTATCCAGACAGAGAGATTTTCGGCTCATTTTCCAAAGATATTCGTGCATCGGACTATGGATCTGACGGGCGCTATTGCCTGACAATCACATGCGCTCAGAATCTGAAAGGTGTTGCCGCAAAAAGAGAGCTGTTTGGTCAGTTTTTCAATCCGGATGGAAGCCGCAAGGACATGACACCGCAGCAGGAAATGGAAAAGATTCTTGCCGACATCAAAAAAGCAAAGGAGATTCTCTCATGTGCACCTGCCCAGAATGCGGATGCTGCTGTGACTACGGCAGAGAATGCTGTCCCGACTGCCACAGCGGCAACGCCGACCATCTCGGAGAGCGGGGCGGATGCAAGCGCATCGACCCCCGCGACATCCCTGCAGAACTGCGAATCGGCCCCTGCCGCATCGGCGGGCGATTCTTCTGTATCGACAGCTGGTGCCATGCAGGACAAGCCCTTGACCTTTATCCGGGAGGACAAGTGCCCGGCGTTTGATTATTCCGGCCTGACTGACCAGGCCGTGGAGGACCTGCACTTTGCCGAGGACGAATACCGCCACGGCAAGCAGATGGCCGAACGCGGCCTTGTCCACATGGGCAATGCCATTGCCGCCGCCCATGATGCGCTGTGCGGAGTTGTCCAATTGTTGGACAACTCAAAGCATGGCAATCGCGGGGATGATTCTTTTCGGGCATGGTGCTGCTCTATCGGCATCACCAAGTCAACCGCCTACAATCTGCTGCAGGTCTCCGCCCTGATGGACGGCAGCAGCCCACGCCAGCGGGCCATTTTGGAAGCCCTGCCGCCCACCCTGCTGTACGCCGTGGCCAAACCCAGCGCCCCGCAGGAGCTAGTGGAGAAGGTCAAGAACGGTGAGGTCACCACGAACAAAGCCTATCAGGATCTGCTCAAGGAAAACCAGCAGCTCCGCACCGAGCGGGACAAGGCCCGCGCCGACCAGCTGAGCACCGCCAAAGACTGCAACCGGCTGGGTCTGAAGGTCTCGCAGGAAAAAGACCGCGCAGACAAGGCCGAGGCCCGGGAAGAGGAAGCCTGGAAGCTACAGAGCAAGGCCGAAACCCGGGCGCAGGAGGCCGAGAAGCAGCTGGAGGGTTCCCGGCAGATGGCCGAAGCGGCCAAGCTCCGGGGCGACAAGCTCAAGGCCGAAAATGATGCACTCAAGAAACAACCCATCACCGCCGTGGTGGACGAGGAAGAAGTGGAGCGCCGGGCAAACCAGCGGGCCCATGATATCGCCGAAGATTTAGCCGCCGAGATGACCGCCGACCTGCGGGCACAGCTGGAACAGGCCGCTTCCGGCAGTGAACAGGATGCCCACAGCTCCTATGACAACGTGCTGCTGGCCGACCGCTCTTTCCAGAACATCGGCAAAATGGTGGTTCCGTCCCTCCGCAGGCTTCCGCCCGAACAGCGGGAGCAGCTGACCAATATGCTCGTTCACACACTCGGACAGATCCAAGGGGAGGTATCCAGATGTCTGTAACCATCACGGCCCTTGAGGCCGAAAACGTCAAGCGCATCAAGGCCGTTGCGCTCACCCCCGCCCCCACCGGGCTCACCCTCGTGGGCGGCAACAACAATCAGGGCAAGACCAGCGTGCTGGATGCCCTTGCCTGGGCGCTGGGCGGCGACCGCTTCCGCCCCAATGCCGCACAGCGGGACGGGGCCGTGGCTCCCGCCCATCTCAAGGTCACCCTTTCCAATGGCGTGATCGTGGAGCGCAAGGGCAAAAACAGCACCCTGACCGTTACCGACCCCACCGGGCGGCGCAGCGGCCAGCAGCTGCTCAATGCCTTTATCGAGCCGCTGGCCCTTGACCTGCCCCGCTTCATGGAAGCATCCGACAAGGAGAAAGCGGACATCCTGCTGCGCATCATCGGCATCGGCACCGAGCTGCACGTCCGGGACATGGAGATCAAGGCGCTGTACGACAAGCGCACCTTCACCGGCCAGCTGGCCCAGCAGAAAAAGCACTTTGCCGAGGAGCTGATCTCCTACCCCAATGCCCCGGAGGAACCGGTCAGCGCCTCCGACCTCATCCGCCAGCAGCAGGAGATCCTGGCCCGGAACGGCGAGAATCAGCGGCTGCGGACACAGTGCGCAGAGCTTGAGAGTCAGGAGCAGCAGTGCGTGGCCGAACTGAAACGCACCCGTGAACGCATTGCCGAGCTGGAACAACAGTATCAGGAACTCGATGCCAAGCACACCAAACTGTTCAACCAGCGGAAAAATGCCGAAAAGACCGTTGCCCAGCTGCAGGACGAATCCACCGCAGAGCTGGAGGCATCCATCCGGGGCATCGAGGAGACCAACCGCAAGGTCCGGGCCAACCTGGAAAAGTCCCGCGCCGAGGATGAAGCGGCCCGGTATGCCAGCGACTATGACAAGCTCACCGAAGCCATCACCCAGAAGCGGGCTGACCGCATGGCCCTGCTGAACGGTGCCGACCTGCCCCTACCTGAGCTGAGTGTGGAGGACGGTGCCCTTACTTATAAAGGAAAGCACTGGCGGGATATGTCCGGCAGTGACCAGCTGCGGGTAGCCGCCGCCATCGTCCGCCGCCTGAACCCGGACTGCGGTTTCGTGCTGCTGGACAAGCTGGAGCAGATGGACATGACCACCCTGACCGAGTTTGGCCGCTGGCTGGAAGCCGAGCACCTGCAGGCCATCGCCACCCGGGTCTCCACCGGCAGCGAGTGCCAGATCATCATTGAGGACGGCATGGTAAAGGATGCCGAGCCGCCTGTCACCGAAAAGCCCCAGCCCAGGAGCTGGACGAAAGGAGCGTTCTAAATGAGCAAGTATGCTATCACCGCCGGGGTGCAGGATTCCCCGGTCAAGACCGTGCTGTATGGCCCCGAGGGCATCGGCAAGAGCACCTTTGCCTCCCACTTCCCGGACCCGGTGTTCATCGACACTGAGGGCGGCACCAAGCGGCTGAACATCAAGCGCCTGCCCCAGCCCACCAGCTGGGCCATGCTGCTGGACGAGGTGGCCGAGGTGCGCAGGGGAAATATCCCCTGCGGCACGCTGGTCATTGACACCGCCGACTGGGCCGAACGGCTGGCCATTGATGCCGTCTGCACCAAGGCCAAGGTGGACGGGCTGGAGGGCTTTGGCTACGGCAAGGGCTACACCTACCTGAAAGAGGAGTTCGGCAAGCTGCTGGACGCGCTGGAAGAGGTGCTGAACACCGGACACAATGTTCTGGTCCTTGCCCACGCGGCCATCACCAAGTTCGAGCAGCCGGACGCTGCTGGCTCCTACGACCGCTGGACCATGAAGACCACCAAGCAGGTGGAACCGCTGATCCGGGAGTGGTGCGATATGCTGCTCTTTGTCAACTACCAGACCGTGGTGGAAAAGAGCAGCAGCGCCCCCAACGCCAAAAACAAGGTCACCGGCGGCCGCCGGGTCATGTACACCACCCATCACCCCTGCTGGGATGCCAAGAACCGCTTCGGTCTGCCCGACGAGATGCCTTTTGATTACGCCGGTATCGCCGCCTGCATCCCCGGCACCGCACCTGCGCCCGCACCAAAGCCGAGGTCGGAACCGCGCCCCCAGCCGGAAGCCGACATCCTGCCCGCGCCCGCTCCGCAGCCGGAACCGCCCGCCGAGACAGTGCCACAAGCTCTGCTGGTGCCCGACCTGATCGCACTGGGCGTGCCGGAAAAGCTGGCTCCCCTGATGAGCGCAAACAACGTCACGCCGGAGGAGCTGCAGGCTGTGGTGGGCAAGCGGGGCTATTTCCCCGAGGATATGCCCATCCGGGACTATCCGGCCGATTTCGTAGAGGGCTGTCTGGTGGCCGCATGGCCCCAGGTGCTCCAGATGGTGCTGGACAGCCGTGACCTGCCGTTTTGACAATTGAAAGGAGAACTTACTTATGAATGACATGAACACCGACCGAGCCCTGAGCTGGGACGACGAATTTACCAACGAGCAGCAGGAGTTCGTGCTCCTGCCCGAGGGCGATTATGCCTTTGAGGTCACCGGCATGGAACGTGCCCGCTTTGAGGGCAGCGCCAAGCTGCCGCCCTGCTCCATGGCAAAGCTGACCCTGAAGATTTTCGGCGGGGCCAAGGGTGACACCACCGTCACTGACCGGCTCTACCTCCACACCAAGACCCAGGGCCTGCTGGGCGCTTTCTTTGAGAGCATCGGCCAGTGCAAGCGCGGTGAGACCTTCCGCCCCCGCTGGAACGAGGTGGTGGGTGCCCGGGGCTGGTGCCGTCTGGGCATCCGGGAGTACACCAAGCAGAGCGGCCCCAACGCAGGCAAGACCGGCCAGAGCAATGAGGTCACCCGCTTCCTGCCGCCGCCGGAACCCAAGGCCGCACCCGCTCAGGGCTGGACACAGGGGGCATTCTGATGGCGAACATCCAAGCCCTGCGTCCCTATCAGCAGGCCGCCCGGGACAGCATCCACGCCCAGTGGGAGCAGGGCCGTCTGCGCACGCTGCTGGTGCTGCCCACCGGCACCGGCAAGACCATCGTGTTCGCCTCCGTTGCCGCCGATCAGGGGCGTGCCGGGGACCGGGTGCTCATCCTGGCCCACCGGGGCGAGCTGCTGGAACAGGCGGCAGACAAGCTCCAGCGTTCCACCGGCCTTGTCAGCGCCGTGGAAAAGGCAGAATCCACCTGCCTGAACAGCTGGTTCCGGGTGGTGGTGGGCAGCGTGCAGACCTTGCAGCGCCCCGCCCGACTGGAACGCTTTCCCCGGGACTACTTCGGAACCATCATCATTGACGAGGCCCACCACGCCATCACCGACGGCTACCGCCGCATCCTGGACTACTTCGAGAGTGCAAAGGTGCTGGGCGTGACCGCAACGCCCGACCGCGGCGACATGCGGAACCTGGGCGAGGTGTTCGACAGCCTGGCCTATGAGTACAAGCTGACCGATGCCATCAAAGAGGGCTATCTGTGCAAGATCATGGCCCAGACCATTCCCCTGCAGCTGGACATCTCCGGCGTGGCCCTCAGCGGCGGTGACTACGCCGTGGGGGAACTGGGCACGGCGCTGGACCCATATCTGGAGCAGATCGCCGCCGAGATGGTGCAGCGGTGCAGGGGCCGCAAGACGGTGGTGTTCCTGCCCCTCATCAAAACCAGCCAGAAGTTCCGGGATCTGCTCAACGCCAAGGGGTTCCAGGCCGCCGAGGTCAACGGCCAGAGCGCCGACCGCAAGGAAGTGCTGGCCGACTTCGATGCCGGGAAGTACAACGTGCTCTGCAATTCCATGCTGCTCACTGAGGGCTGGGACTGCCCCAGCGTGGACTGTGTGGTGGTGCTGCGGCCCACCAAAGTCCGCAGCCTGTACAGCCAGATGGTGGGGCGCGGCACACGTCTGGCCGAGGGCAAGACCGACCTGTTGCTCCTTGACTTTTTGTGGATGACCGACAAGCACGAGCTCTGCCGCCCGGCAGACCTTGTGTGCGAGGACAGGGCCGTGGCCCGGCAGATGACCGAAAATCTGGCCGAGACCGGTGTGCCCGAGGACATCGAGAAAGCCGCCGCCCAGGCCTGCGAGGACGTGGTGGCCCAGCGGGAAGAAGCCCTTGCAAAACAGCTGGCCGAACAGCGCCGCAAAAAGGCAAAGCTGGTGGACCCGCTCCAATACGAAATGAGCATTCAGGCCGAGGACCTGTCCGGCTATGTGCCGGCTTTTGGCTGGGAAGCCGGGCCGCCCACCGAACAGCAGACCACCGCCCTCGAAAAGCTGGGTATTCTGCCGGATGCGGTGGAATCGGCAGGCAAGGCCAGCCTTTTGCTGGACCGGCTGCACAAGCGCCGGGACGAAGGCCTCACCACACCAAAACAGATCCGCTGTCTGGAAAAATACGGCTTCCAGCATGTGGGCACATGGAGTTTTGAGCAGGCCAAACACATGATCGACCGCATTGCGGCCCAGGGCTGGCGGGGTGTGCCCAAGGGTGTTACCCCAAGCACCTATACGCCGCCCGCCCCGCCTGAAACACCCGCATGGGATGTATGGTAACGCAGATGAATGATGAGATCGAACTCAAAGAAGCATTGGACTTCATTTCCCCGGCCTCCCTGACTTATGAGGAGTGGACGATGGTGGGCATGGGCCTCAAGGAAGCGGGCCTGCCCGTCACCATCTGGGAAGCATGGAGCGCCCGGGACGGGGGCCGCTACCATAAGGGTGAGTGTGCCCGGAAGTGGGAGAGCTTTCACGGCAGCACAAAGCCTGTCACCGAGAGCAGCATTTTCCAGCTGGCCTACAGTCACGGATGGAGCGGCCCCGCGGGCCACGCGCTGGACTGGGGCGACGAGCTCACCACCGGCTCCTCCAGAACGGAGGGGCAGCTGGTGGACCCCCGGTGGGTGGAATCCCATGACCTGGCTCTGCCTGAGCAGTGGGACCCAGTTGACCAGCTCAGGCGCTACCTGCAGGCCCTTTTTGAGCAGGACGAGCACGTAGCCTATGTGACCGAGAGTTTCATGGCCGACGACCGCCGCCGCCCCACCAGAGGCTGCTGGGACCGCACCGCAGGCCAGCTCATCGCAGAGCTGGACACCTGCGGCGGGGACATTGGTAAGGTGGTGGGCGACTGTGACCCCGAGGTGGGCGCGTGGATCTGCTTCAATCCGGTGGACGGAACGGGCCGCAAGGATGCCAATATCACCGCCTACCGCTACGCTCTGGTGGAATGCGACAACATGGATCTGGGCAGACAGCAGGCCATCATCAAGCAGCTGGAGCTACCCTGTGCCGCCCTGGTCTACTCCGGCGGCAAGAGCGTCCACGCCATCGTCAAGGTGGATGCCCCGGATTACACCGAATACCGCAAGCGGGTGGATTACCTCTATGCCGCCTGCCAGAAGAATGGTCTGACCCTCGACCAGCAGAACCGCAACCCCAGCCGCCTTTCCCGGATGCCCGGCATCTTGCGCGGCAGTCAGCGGCAAACCCTGCTGGAGACCAACATCGGCAAAAGCTGCTGGGACGAGTGGCGGGACTGGCTGGAAGCCGAGACCGATGAACTGCCTGATGATGAAGACCTTGGCGAGGAATGCCTTGAACCTCCCGCATTGGCAGAAGCACTAATTGATGGCGTGCTCCGTAAAGGGCACAAAATGCTTCTGGCGGGTCCAAGTAAGGCAGGCAAGAGCTTTGCTTTGATTGAACTGTGCATTGCTATCGCCGCTGGAAAACCGTGGCTTGGACGTTTTAATTGTGCTCAAGGTAAAGTCTACTATGTCAATTTGGAATTAGACCGTGCTTCTTGTATTAACCGCTTCATCGAGGTTTACAAAGCCTTGGGCTATCCAAAAGAGCAAATGCAGACAATTATGCACAATATCCGAATTTGGCATCTTCGTGGCGCATCCGTTCCCATGGACAGGTTAGCGCCAAAGCTCATTCGTCGTGCCAGCAACAAAGGCTACTTAGCGGTTATTATTGACCCTATTTATAAAGTTTTGACCGGCGACGAGAACAGTGCCGACCAGATGGCAAAGTTCTGCAACCAGTTCGACCTTGTCTGTCGTGCGCTGGACTGTGCCGTGATCTACTGCCACCACCACTCCAAGGGTGCCCAGGGCGGCAAGCGCAGCATGGACCGCGCCAGCGGCTCCGGCGTGTTTGCCCGTGACCCGGATGCCATGCTGGATATGACAGAGCTCACCCCCACCGATGCCATCTTGGAACAGCTCCACAACAAGGCCGCCTGCCGGGTGCTCAAGGCCATGCTGGACAAGCGCGGTCATGCCGATGCCTACGGCCCGGACGATGCCCTGAGCAAAAGTCGGATGCTGGCCATTGCCAAAGAACACCTTGGCATGGCCGACTTACGGGCCATCGATGCCCAGATCGCAGCCGCCCAGAAAAAAGCCGACAGCATGACCGCCTGGCGCATTGAGGGCACCCTGCGGGAGTTTGCACGCTTCGACCCGGTGAACCTCTGGTTCGACTACCCCGTCCACAAGCCGGACACTGGCCTGCTGGAGGATCTGCAGCCGGACAGCGATTACAAGTCACTGGGTACCCGGGGCGCATCCAAGCGCTGGGGCAATAAGGACAAAGTCAGCAAGGACAAAAAGGCCGAACTGGACACTGCCTTTGAAGCCTGCATGATGGATGGCGAAGTAACTGTTTACAGTCTGGCCGAGTACATGGATTTGAAGCCCCGCACCGTCAAGACCCGCCTGAAGGATGACGGGCGGTTCTGGATCGACGGCGAAAAAGTCGGACGCAAGGAGCCCGGCAGCACAGGTTAAACGAGTTGTATATTTTTAAATTACAATCTGTCATAAAAATGCAGTTATAGCCGCTATTTTGCACGACAGCAAAAACTGCAATTTTGCAGTTATAGCCGCTATGACTGCAAATTTTGCAGTGCAAAATAGCCTATATATAATAGCTATAACTGCAGCATGTGTGATGGGGTCTCCCAGAGGATGGGGCGAACACAGCCCCCATCCCTCCGGGGAACCCTCCCCATCACGTTGGCCGAACAAAAAAGAAAGAACGAGGTGAAACGAACGTGCAATTTTTGCCCATTGCTCAATTCTTCCTGCCCATGAAGCCGCCCACCACCACCCACAACGCCAAGGAGCTGCACGCCTACATGAAGGGCGGCAAGCCCTGTGCCGTGCTCCACGACAGCGCCGAACTGAAAGCCGCCCGGGCCAAGCTCCACGCCCATCTGGCACCCCATGCGCCGGATCAGCCCGTGCCCGCCGGAAAGCCAGTACGGCTGGTGGTCAAGTGGTGCTTTGCCCCCGAGGGCCGCCCGGACGGCAGCTGGCGCACCTCCAAACCTGACACCGACAATCTGGAAAAGGCCCTCAAGGACGAGATGACCCGCCTGCACTTCTGGCACGATGATGCCCAGGTGTGCAGCGAGATCGTGGAGAAGTTCTGGTCGGACCCCTGCGGTGTGTTCGTGCGTGTGGAGGTGTGGGGATGACGGATTACAAAACGGTCAAGGCATGGTTCCAGCAGTGCCGGGACGGTGCTGCCGCCGTGAAGGCCCAGAAGCAGAAGATCCAACGCATCCGGGATGCTGCCGAGAAATGCACCCAGAGCCTGAACGGAATGCCCACAGGCGGAAGTTCCGGTGATAAGGTCGGAGATGCCGTTGCCCGGCTGGATGCAGAGGAACGGGAGCTGAAGCAGATGGAGCAGCGCCTTGCACTGCTGAGGATGAATGCCACCTGCAGGGCCTACACCGGAGCCGTAGACCCCGAGACCGTCCGACAGGGTGACTGCATCCGGATGTTTTACATCGAGAACAAGCACCAGCCCGCCATCGTGGAAACTCTGGGGCTGTGCGAAAATTCCGAGGTCTCAAAGATCATCCGCCGGGGCTGTGAGCGGCTGGCTCTGCTCTGGGATACACTGGAATGATTCCACATCACATCCATCCTGCATCCATGTGCAAAACACCCCATTTGTGATATTCTGGGTACAAGCGGAACCGCGCAAAGCGGTGCGCCGCTTCAAAGCAGCCTCCTGAGTACCTCCATAATGAATTGCTCCTTTTGGACCTTTTGCCGCTTAACAGCATTTTTCTCCTTCTTGTGCTTTGCGGGCTGCTTTCAAAGATCACACTTGCCGTTCCGGGCTGTCCCGGGGCGGCTTTTTTGTACCCTGACGACGAGAGAGGTGGTGACGTGTCGAATGAAAAGAATCTCATTCCGTTCAATGAACGAACGGAGAGCGAACAGAGAGAGATTGCCCAGAAGGGCGGTATTGCATCCGGTGCGGCCCGCCGCCGTAAACGGTCGATGCGGGAAGCTGCCGATTACTATCTGAGTCTGCCGGAGACTGACCGCCGCCGGGTGAATGCCATGCTGCGGGACAGCATCGAGCCCGAGGACATCGACAACCAGATGAGCGTCGTCATGGGCATTGCAACCGCTGCCAAGCAGGGCGATTCCCGGGCGGCCAATGTGTTGCTGAAGATGCTGGGTGAGGAGACCGTACAGGAAGACCCGGGCGCGGATGCTCTGGCAAAGGCCAAGGAGTTGCTGGGAGGTGTGGACAGTGCCATTGACTGAGTTTCAGCAGGAGTACCTGCGCAACTGTTCCCACCGGTGGAACGTCAAGACCGGGGCCACCCGAAGCGGCAAGACCTACCTGGACTGCGCCGTGACCATCCCGAAGCGGATCTGCGCGGCCCGGGGCGAGGGCCTGCTGGTGCTCATGGGCAACACCCTGGGCACACTGGAGCGCAATGTGCTGTCCCTGATGCGGGAGCTCTGGAGCCCCGACCTTGTAGGTGTGATCCGCACCTCGGCAGCAGGCAACGTGGTGCAGCTATTCGGCAAGAAGGTCTATGTCCTCGGCGCTGACAACAAGAAACACATCGCCCGCATCCAGGGCGCTGCCTTTGAGTACGTCTACGGTGACGAGATCACCACATGGGACGAAGGCGTGTTCCAGATGCTGAAAAGCCGCCTTTCCTGCCCCCACTCCCATTTTGACGGCACCTGCAACCCGGAAAGCCCCACTCACTGGTTCAAGAAGTTTCTGGACAGTGACGCTGACATCTACTGTCAGGCGTATACCATCGACGATAACCCTACACTTCCGGCCCAGTTCGTGGCCGATCTGAAAAAAGAATACACCGGCACGGTCTACTATAACCGCTTTATCTTGGGGCAGTGGATGGCCGCCAACGGCGTGATCTACCGCCTGCTGGCCGACAGCCTTGCCGCCGGAGATGGGCGTTTTTTCTGGCCTGTGGACAAGCCGCTGCACCCGTGGCGGGTGCGCATCGGGGTGGACTTTGGCGGCAACGGCTCCAAACACGCCTTTGTGGCAACGGCCATCCTGCCGGGCTATTCCGGCGTGGTGGGGCTGGCTTCCCAGCGCATCGACCCGGTGGCGCAGGATGCCGACTTTCTGGCCGACCGACTGCTGGAGTTCTGCATGGCTGTCTTTGCCCGCTGGGGCGAGATCCAGTTCATCTTCTGTGATTCCGCGGAGCAGACGCTGATCAACCACATCCGGGCCCGGCTCCGGCGCTGCAAACTGAGTTGGCTGGCCGACCGGGTGGAAAACAGCGCCAAGATCCGCATCAATGACCGCATCCGCCTGACCTGCATCCTGATGGGCGGCGGGCGGTTCTGGCTGCTGCCGGAAGCTGCCACCCTCCGGGATGCCCTTGCCACGGCCCTGTACAGCGGAAAGCACCCCGGCGTGGACGAGCGGCTGGATGACGGCAGCACCGATATCGACACATTGGACGCTTACGAGTACACCATCGAGCGCGATTTCAAGAGGTTGACCAACACATGAACATCACCGCATTTCTGAACTACCTGAACAAGACGCGCGGGTGGGCCATCGATGCCGACTACTACGGCCACATCGAGACCTGGCGGCAGTGGTGGCAGGGCAGCGTGCCCAAGGTGCACACCCGTGCCGCTGAATACGCAAACGGCACCAAGAAGCGCCCCATTGCCTCCCTGCGGATGCCGAAACGGGTCTGCGAGGACTGGGCAAACCTGCTTCTGAACGACCGCACCACCTTCCAGATCAAGGACGCTGCCACCGCCCGGTATCTGCTGGGCGATGATGAGCAGCAGGTGGGCGGCCTGCTCCGGGAGCTGCACTTCTGGCGCAATGCCAACGCTCTGGTGGAACAGGCCTACTGGTCCGGCACCGGTGCCTTTGTACTGAGTGCCGAGAACCTGACGGTCGTGAAAGGGAAAGCTGTTCCCGGCCCGGATACCCGCCTGAAGCTGGATTATGACCCGGCTTCCTGCATCCTGCCTCTGCGGGTGGAACGGGGCATCGTGACCGAAGCGGCCTTTGTCTCCGAGTGCATGATGGAGGGCAAGCCTGCGGTCTATCTGCAGACCCACACCGGCAATGAGACCCGGCGCACCATCCGCAACGAATGGTTCCGGGTAACGGATGGAGTTTTGGGCGCTCCGGTGTTTGAAGCGCTGCAGGCCCCGCCGGGCACGGCAGAAAGCATCACGGTGGAGGGTTCCCCGCCCTGGTTTGCCCTGTTCAGCCCGGCAGCAGTCAAGAACCTTGACGGCGGCACAGGGCTGGGCATGAGCATCTTTGCCGAAGCGCTGGCCGAGGCCCAGGGCATCGACCTTGCCTTTGACAACTACCGGGAGGATATCCGGCTGGGGCACAAGAAGATCTTCTACTCTGCGGACATCTGTCGCAAGGTGGTGGACCAAGAGGGCGTGGAACACTCTATTCCACCCGATGACGATGTGCAGAGCCAGTTCGTCACCCTGCCCCAAAAGGAAGGGAGCCTCGACCAGTCCAGCGAATACCACGAATACAACCCTGACCTGCGGGTGGAACAGAACCACAAGGCTGTGCAGGATATGCTGAACCTGTTCAGCTTCAAGTGCGGCCTGGGCTGTCATCGGTACAACTTCGAGCTGGGCAATGTCACCACGGCCACCGAGTACAACGGCAGCCGTCAGGATCTGGTGGCCAGCGCCAACAAGAATCAGATCCCCATCGAGGTTGCGCTGGTGGGCATCGTGCGGGCCATCCTGTGGGCGGCAAAGAACCTGCAGGGAGCGGCGGTGGACCCCGAAACGCCCATCTCTGTGGACTGGGACGACAGCTATGTCACCGATGCCGAGACCCGGATGAGCCAGATGCGGGACGATGCCCTGAGCGGCCTTTTGCCCCGGTACAAGTATCTGTCTGCCCGGTACGGGGTCAGTGAAGAGGATGCCCGCAAACTGGCGCAGGAAGCTGCTGACGAAAACAAACAGCCTGAGCTGAGCTTCGGCGGGGGTGCCTGATGCTGGCCCCGGACTATCTCGACCACGCACCCGACCGGCTTGTGCTGCTCTGGCAGCAGGTCGAGGATGACATCCTGCGAGACGTGGCCCGGCGCATCTCCAAAATGGACACCCTGACCCCCACGGCCCACTGGCAGCTGTGGCGATACCAGCAGGTGGAAGCTGTCCGGCAGGACGTGGTAAAGAAGCTGGCCCGCTACACCGGCAAGAGCGAAGCCGAGATCCGGCGGCTCATGCAGGAAGCGGCCACCCGGGCCATGGAAGCCGAGGACGAGATCTATTATCACTACGGCAAGGAACCCACGCCTTTTGCCGACAATGCCACCCTGCAGGCCCTACTCAATGCGGGTTACCAGCAGACGGCGGGGACCTTCCACAACTTGACTACCACCACGGCCAACACCGTCAGCGGCCAGTTTGAAGCCGCCCTCGACCGCGCCCATCTCAAGGTGAGCAGCGGTGCGTTCGACTACAAGAGCGCCATCAAGGGCGCGGTGGACAGTCTGGCCGACACCATGAAGTACGTCACCTACCCCACCGGCCACACCGACACGCTGGAAGTTGCCGCCCGCCGGGCGGTGCTGACTGGTGTGAATCAGACCGGCGCAAAGCTGCAAGTGGCCCGGGCCGACGAGATGGGGGTTGAGTTCTTCGAGACCACGGCCCACGGCGGGGCCCGGCCTTCCCACGCTGAGTGGCAGGGCAGGCAGTTCCACCGGGGCGGCGCTGTGGACTACATGGGCAAGCATTACCCGGACTTCGAGGCCGCCACCGGCTACGGCACCGGAGCAGGGCTGTGCGGCTGGAACTGCCGTCACACCTTCTTTTCCATCTTCCCGGAGCTGGGTGCACCGCCTGCATGGACGCAGGAGAGCTTGGAAGCCCTGAACGCCCGGGACATCGAGTACAACGGTGGCAAGTACACCCGGTACGAGATCAGCCAGATGCAGCGGGCCCGGGAGCGCACCGTGCGCAAGTACAAGCGCCGGTATCTGGCTGAGGATGCCGCCGGGGCCGATACCACCGCCAGCGCAGTGAAGCTCCGGCAGGCCCGTCAGGAGCTGACTGACTTTATCAGCGCCACCGGTGGCAGGGCCGACAGTGCCCGTACCAGCGTGGCAGGCTTTGGTAGGAGCGCCAGCAGTAAGGCAAGCTGGGCGGCGAAACGGCAAGAGCAACTGGATGCCGTTAACAACGATTTGACGGCGTTGCGTCAATCTGGTAAAATCAAATTGACCGGAACTGCTGTTCCCCCTCCTGCGTTGCCAAACACCCTAAGTTTTGAGGGCCACGCTATCGAGCAAATGGGAAAACGGCAGATCAGCCTTGCGCAGGCCAATGAAATTGCTGAACACGCCATTCTCGCAATCAGCCAGCGCAACGGTACACAGCACGCTTATTATTCTGAAAAAGGTTTCATTGTCATCCGGCAAGATGGTTCTATCGGTACGGTAGGCTGGCTGGACGATGCTGGGAAACAAATCGTCGAGGTGATGAAACAGCATGGCTTTTAATACAACTCCGATTTCTGACCCGCAGGTTTTCTGCCCGATTTTTAACCACAAAATCGCAGACGGCCTTTGCTGGGATATTTCAAACATCGGCAACGACAGCCTGATGCTACCGCCTGAAAAGACCCCGCCTTGCAGTTGGGAGAAAGCCCACCAAATTTGTCTCAAGTGTCCTGTCTATGAAGAAATGGGACAGTAACAACCAAATATCGTCAGCGTCTTTGCCCAGCCGGGCAGGGGCGCTTTTTTCATGCCGTCTTAGCTCATTCTGGAAGAGCGCCGGTCTCCAAAACCGGAAGCGGGAGGTTCGATGCCTCCAGACGGTGCCATCGCAGAGGGCAGTGCGTACCCTGCCCACAACCGAACACGGACGGAGAACCGTGTCACCAAACCGTGGTTTCACCAACAGAAAGGAGTTTTTCCACCATGAAGCGTGAAGACGTGAAGAACAAGATCCCCGGCATCACCGAGGAGCAGCTGAACTGGATCATGGCCGAGAACGGCAACGATGTCAACCGAGAAAAGACTGCCGCCGAGCAGTACAAGACCCAGCTGGAAAACACCCAGGCTCAGCTCAAGACCGCCCAGGACGGCCTTGCCGCCTTTGACGGCAAGAAGAAGCCCGAGGAATACGAGGCAGACATTGCCAAACTCAAGGGCGATATGCAGGCACAGGCTGATGGCTTTGCCTTTGACAATGCCCTGAACACCGCCATTCTGGGAGCTAAGGGCCGCAGCGTCAAGGCGGTCCGGGCACTGCTGGATCTGGATGCCCTCAAGGGCTCCAAGGACCGTTCCACCGATATCTCCAAGGCTCTGGAAGAAGCCGCCAAGGCGAACCCCTGGGCCTTTGGCGAGGCGGAAGAGGGCGGCGCTGGTTCCGTTCACGTTTCCAGCGGCAAAGAGCACGGCACCCCGCCCGCCGGTGACATTGACCCCGTAACCGCTGCCTTCAAGGCGATGAACCCCGATATCAACATTGAATGAGAGAAAGGATATTCTTATGGCACATGAAGCACAGGTCCGCTATTCCAATCTGGTCGACCTCAAGCTGCGCAAGACACTGGTGAAGAAAGTCGGCGTGATCTGCAACAACCGCTACGAGGGCAGCCCCAAGGCAGGTTCCGTCAAGGTTCCCGTCCGTGACACCGAGGTTGTGGTGAACGACTACGACAAGGCCAAGGGTGCAAAGCAGACCAGCGGTGACACCACCTACCTCACCGTCAACATCGACCACGACAAGGCCGTGAATGAGATCATCGATGGTTTCGATGCAGAGAGCGTTCCCGGCAATCTGGTGGCTGACCGCCTGGACAGCGCCGGTTACTCTCTGGGCCTGCAGATGGATTCTGACGGCTCCGTGGAGCTGACCACCGCAGGCACTGCCTTCGGCAATACCACCGCCCTGACCGAGAAGACCATCTACGCCAACATCGTGGATGCACGCACCCAGCAGTCCTCCATCGGCGTACCCACCGCAGGCCGCTGGCTGCTGGTCTCCCCGGACACCTACGGCCTGCTCCTGAAGAGCCCCGAGTTCATCAAGGCTTCCGACCTGGGCGACGCAGTCGTCCAGACCGGCGCTGTGGGCAAGATCGCAGGCTACACCGTGTTCGAGGATTCCACCCTGGGCGAAAACGTGGAGTATGTGGCCGGTCATCCCAACTGGTTCGCCGTCATCGACGAGTGGGCCGTTCCCGTTCACCTGCAGGATCTCTCCGGCTCTGGCGATTTCATCGGCGCATCTGCCGTGCAGGGCCGCAAGGTCTACGCCTACAAGGTCACCAAGGGCCAGACCATTCTTGTTAAGAAGAAGGTCGCAGCATAAGGAGGCCGCCATGCTTTACTGCACCTACGAACAGTACCAGACAGCGGGCGGCGGCACGCTGGACGAGGCCGCCTTTGACACGCTGTGCGCCCGGGCTTCCCGGCTCATCGACCGGCACACCTTTGGCCGGGCAGAGCCCCACGCCAGGGCCTGTGCCGGGTGCGCCGCCCTGCTGGCCGATGCCTGCGTCCAGATCGTCGATGCCATGAGCGCCGCACAGAGCGCTTGTGCCGTGCCCGGGGCTTCCAGCGTGTCCAACGATGGCTACTCCGTCACCTTCGCCAGCGGGGCGCTTTCTGAGCGGCTTGCAGCGGAAGCGCAGAGCATCCTCTCCAACGCACTGGGCAGCGACCCCCACGGCCTGCTGTATCGGGGGTGTTTCTGATGCAGTGCAGCGTTACCGTTGTGAACCTCATCCACGACACCGCCACCGAGACCGACCGGCCTGTCTGCCACGTCATCCCCGGGTGCAGCTGGCGGGAGAAGCTGGACACCTCCGGCGGCGACCCCCAGCGGACGGTGCACGTCCGGCTGCCCCCTGCGGCGGGCTACCTGCCCTATTTCCAGTGGGCAAAGCTCCCGCCCGGGGAAAAGGCGGCACACTGGACGCTCAAGCGGGGCGGCAAGCTCATCTGCGGCGCTGTCCGCAGCCTGACCGAGGCCGAGTATGCCGCCCTCGAGAAAACGCACATCTGCTGCACGGTGGCGGCGGTCTCCGACAACCGGGAACCGCTGCTGCCGCATTTTCATGTAGAGGGGAGCTGAGGAAATGAGTGCACCCGTTATTGACCTGAAGCTCAGGTTCCGGCCCGGCTTTCAGGCTGAAATGGACAAAGGCTTCCAGAAGGTCCAGTATGCGTTCTCACAGCAAGTTGCCAAAGCTGTGGATCCTTATGTACCCTTCGATACCGGCACGCTGAAGAACAGCGTCAACCAGGCATCCGACTTCAAAGGCGGCAAGCTGGTCTATAACACCCCGTATGCCCGGCGGCAGTATTACCTGCACACGCAGGGGCAGGGTCTGCATGGGGAGAACCACCTGCGCGGCTCCTACTGGGGCCAGCGGGCCATTGCTGACCACAAAGACGAACTGGTCCAGTTCGCCAAAAACGCCGCTCAAAAAGAGCTGGGAGGTGGAACGTAATGCCCAAAGCGTCCATCACGGCCCTGCGGGAGTGGCTCAAGACCTGTCCACTCATCGCCGAGGAGCAAGATGCCACCGGTGCGGCCTTCCGCATTGCCGGGCTGGAAGAGGAAGCCACCGCTTTTTCCATTGAGGACAGCCCCACCGACCCTCTTGTGGAGAGATACATCTCCGGGCGGGATCTGGCGAAGAACTACCTCTTCCTGTCCCGAAGGGAGTTCGGGGAGACCGATGTGCTCACCATTGAGAACAGCGGCTTCTTTGAACAGCTGGCCGACTGGGTAATGGAACAAAATGACTGCGGCATCCTGCCTGATCTGAGCAAATGCGGGCACGGCAAGGAAGCCCAGAGCATTGAAGTCACCTCCACCGGCTACATCGTCACCGACGGCTCCGGAAGCTGCAAAATGCAGATGCAGCTCCGGCTCGTCTACTATCAACCCAAACTTTGAAAGGAGACCATCCTATGACTGTTTCCGAAACCCTGGCCGCGCTCAAGACCAAGAAGGGCATCGTGCCCAGCGCGGACTACACCGGCACCGAAAAGGCCGATGATTTTATCTTTGCGATCCAGACCGATGCCTCCACCCAGACCAAGGAGAGCGACTGGATCGTGTTTGCAGAGCGTGTCAAGGAGCACTCTGGTGCACTGAACGCTTCCACCGAGGACGTGCCCTATATCCGCGCAGGCACTGTCACCGAGAAGGGTGAGACCCAGCGCACCTTCTCCCTGAACGGAAACCGCTGCGTGGGCGACCCTGCGCAGGATTTCCTGCTCTCCCACAGGATTAAGTTCGGCTCCGGCACTGAGGTGGTTTTCCCCTATATCTACTTCAGCGCAAAGACCGGCAAGGGCGAGAAGGGCGCAGCCGCCTTTATTGTCACTGCCGATGCCAGCGGCTCCGCCAACAACTCCGCAGGTTTTGCCTGCGATGTGAAGGGTGTTGGCGTTCCGGCTGAGTTCAACTACCTGACTCCGACTCAGGCCGACACGCTGCCCACCAAGGCCGCCAAGGTCTGATAACAACACCACACAGCCCTCGTTCCCGGTGAACGGGGGCCCTTTTGTAACAGGAGGATTCCCCATGATCATCAACGGCATTGAATTTGATTTTTCCACCCTGAACGCCAATGACGTGGATCGGATGCTGGCCGCACAGACCCG